AATAAAGATGAACTTCCTAATGAAATACAAGAAGAATTAGAGGGTATTGAATATCCTGACCAAATACAAAAATGGATTAAATTAGATTCCCCAAGATGGATGGAGGTTCTAAAATGGAATTAGATACTTTTAATTTTGAGCATGAAATGGATATGAAGTTATCCAAAAATTCCTTTCCCTATTTCTTTCAAAATGTTCTTGGTTTTGACTTTCCCTCTTACATTCAAGAATGGCATGAGTTAATGAACGACACCCAAAGAACAGTTATTATTTGTGCAAGAGACCACGGTAAATCTGTATTTATGCACAGTTGGGTAGTATGGAAACTAATTTTTTCCGAACCCCCATATCAAATGCTTTACATTTCTTCTAACCAAAAGCAGACTTTGGTTCACATGAGAGATATTGATAAAATGTTCACCCACCCAATGCTCAAGAAATTCAAACCCGCAAGAGGTTGGGCTATTGGAAATATCACATTGACAAACGGCAATCAAATTCTCGAAAGGTCTGTTGGTTCACAGATTCGTGGATTACACCCACAAGAAATTATTATTGACGACCCCTTAAAAGAATTTAGTATTTCTGGGATTCAGAAAGTCACTGATTGGTTTTACGGTGATATGATTCCCACACTTCACCATACTGCTTCTTTGCGAGTCATTGGAACTCCTTTTAGTTATACAGATATTTATCAGCAATTAGGTGAAAATGAAGCCTACACTGTTAGGACATACCCATGCCTTAATTCTTTAAATGAGCCTCTTTGGCCTGAGCGTTGGGCTTATGATGCACTTATGGCAAGAAAGGCCGAAGTGGGTTCACTGATGTTCACACGGGAATACATGTGCGTTCCCATTTCAACGGGAACATCTTTATTCAATCCTGAGTATTTAGAAAAGGCCAAGAATAAAAACTTTGTTCTCCGCCCACAAAGAAGAGAAGGATATAAATATTATGTCGGGGTTGACCCTGCAATTTCAACAGATGGAGATTACAACGTCATTACTGTTCTTGAAGTAGATGAAAATGACAATAAATCTATCGTATATGTTGACCGTTCAAAGAATGTAGAATTTAGAGAAAATATTCAAAAGGTTAGATTGATTGGTAAGATTTTCCACCCTGAAGCCGTATTATTTGAAACAAATACATTTGCTAAATCTTTTACGCAAGAACTTAGAAATGTTACTGATTTAAATGTGCATGACTTTAATACTACAAGAAAGCGCAAAGAAGAGATTATTTTAAGCCTTCAAATGAATTTTGAGAACGAGAAAATTAACTTGCCCTACGGCAACGAGGAAAGCCGTAGAGTCTCCGGTTCGCTAATTGAAGAATTGTCCATGTTTGCGATTACCGACCGTGGCAAATTTGAAGGGATTGGAGCGCATGACGATATGGTGATGAGTCTTGCTTTAGCGAATGCGGCCACTCATACGCTTAGTGAAACCTTCATACTCTTAGACGATATGGGAATATTTGAGCCGGTAAGCCAGCCGAAATATGGGCGGTCAAATGGCTTCATAGGTCTTAACTTTTGAGGTGAATATAACATGGTGATTTCTAATAAATTAAGTCCTGAAGAAAAGGACGAAGCCGCCGCAAGACTCAAGGAATTAGCGGAAAAAGAAAGAGAATTACAAGAAATGACCAGTAAGAGTTTTACGCATGTTATGTCCGATTATGAAGCAATCACTAACCTTTCCAAGAACCTTAATATCAATGCCACCGAAGCAAGAAAGCAACTTCAAGTCTTTCCATCTGAATATACCGTTGATGGGCAGACTATTCCTGACCTTATCAAAAAGATGAGAAAAGCCCGAAGGCAATTGAAAGGAGAACATAGGACTAAGATGGCAAAGGCAATTGATACAGTCATTGATGGTTATTCTGACCACATTTCTAAATGCATTAAGTCTATTTACTGGATTGCTCCGTATGAAGTTCCTCTACTTAAAATGCGATTTAATGAGAAAGACCTACAAAAGTTAAACAAGATTGATGATGTGCCAACAAGAAGGCAGGTTGTTGATTCTCTTTGTAAGATGTGGGAGGCGACATTAAATCAAGATGGGATGGCTTTCTCATCAGATTTTGCTAAATTAGAAAAGGATATTCGTTCTGCCAGAAAACATTTTAGGCAAGTCATTAAATCAATAACAGACCAATCACTTATCAAGTCAAAGAAAGAAAGAACATATGACTTTATTTTTGAAACTATCTGTGAAAATCCGGGAATTGGCGTAGGGCAGATTTATGACAGAATGCCGACAACTTTGCACAAAAATACTTCTACCAGAATTATTAAAGGAATGATTAAAAAAATGGATGTTGGTGAAGTGGAAGGTAGCCATTACAAATTGCCAGATATGCTCAAGAAAAACATTTGGGCCTACACTGCGGCATTTATTGATTCTGACGGATATATTACAATGGATAGAAGCCATAACCCAAGAGTAGGATTAGTCGCTACGGGCGATAGAGGTAGAGTATTCATGGAAGAAATCCATAAGGATATTGGTTTCGGAAAATTACATCTAAATCAAAAGTCTCCGCAAGATACTCGCCCCGTCAATCGTTTAAACTTTTATTCTCAAGACGATGTGCATAGCCTCTTAACTAAATGCTTACCACATCTTAGAATGAAAAAGGGAAATGCAGAATTGCTTCTTGAGTTAGTGAGAATGAAGAAGGGTTTCAAAAAAGAAGCGTGGTATAAAGAACGCTGTGATGAAATCTTCAAACTGATGAAGTGGGAGAACCATAAAGACCATGTTGGTTTTGATTTCGCTAAAGAGGGAATTTACTTGGATAATATTCAAAAATACAAAGACAATTGCAAAATGTCGGTGATGGATTCTATGGAACAAATCGGAGGGATGCAAAATGTGGTTTAATATTATCAAAAAAGAAAAATCAATAGGAGAACTTGTAAATTCATATATTGATATATATGGGAAACTTTACGAATCAAATGACTATAAATTAAGTGAAGATATTGATGAGAAAATGAGTATGGAAGTCATTCAGCCTATGTTTAAGCAAAGGATGTATGACGAATTAGTTGAGGCTGTAAGTAAAGAAAATTTTGAACAGTTGTCATTAGAAGAATTTATTAAAGAGTATACAGGAATATACGTAGATGCACTCAACAGCGATGAAAAGGAATATGATAATGAAAAAGACCGTGTTTTACGATTAAAAGTGCCTATCCACAAAGAAACTGAATTTTATGACAAATTGTTTGAAAACCCTGAATTTTTAGAAGCAAGGGACAATTTTAATAATTACCGTAAAAGAATAAAAGAAGAAGAAGAGAATGAACGAATGCGAAAACTTGAACAGGAAAGACAGAGAAAAAATCAAGAGCGAATGATGGCTCAACAAAGGGCAAGAACGTCTGATAAATATACAGGAAGAAAGGGCCAAAGAAAACAAAATAGGCAAACTTCTCAAAAGAAAACTCGTAGTCAAAGACAAACCGCTTCACAAAGAAAGCGAAGAGAGCAAGAACTAAAAGACAGAGAGCGTAGAGAAGACGAACAAAGAAGAATTAGGAGAGGTCGTTAATGCCTCGGCAACACTACGATATTTTCAAACATAAAGTGAGAACAAAACTACCTAAGAAAATTAGATATGCTACTGTTTGTAGAAAATGTAAAAAAGAAACAATCACCAATAGGTGTTTTACTTGTCAAATTGATGAAGCGATGCTTTGGACGAAGCCTTACTGATGCTACACGAATAGGCACATTGATAAGAGAGATAATACCTCAAAGGAATGGGAGGCGTAAGCATGGTTGAACAAAAAAGACGCTTTTCCTTTACTAACCTATTTCGTCGTTCTACCCCAAAACCTGCTGATAGGCAGATTTACAACATGGGTATTCAAGAACGACAGAATAACTACATGATGACAGCGCCAATCATTTATTCTATGGTGCAACAATCAGTCATTGTTCGCACTTGTATTACCCAATTAAAACAGGAAATTTTCCGAAGAGGCTATGAATGGGAAAAGGCATTTGAGGCACATTGTAATAACTGTGGAAAAAAACATAAAATGGCAGTTTTAAAATGCACAAGATGTGGCTCAGAAGATTTGAAAGTCCCAGATGAAAAACAATTACAATATGCAGAAAAATTCTTAGAGGGATATGTGAATCCATCTGAACAGTTATTTATTGATGTGATGAAAGAGTTGGAAGACGACCTCAATACTATGGATGATGCCTACATTGTCTTTGTTAAAGAATATTTTTTGGATGGAAACGGTAAAATTAGAATGCACCGCATCAAAGAAATTTATCGTGGCGACCCTGTAACAATGTTTATTTATGCAGATGAAAATGGAGTTAAGGGAACAAAGGGATTTACGTGCGTAAATCATCGTGATTTTATTTCAACAGAACCGCATGAAAATTGTGAAATATGTGGCAGTAGAACCTTTCCCGTGCATTATGTAAATCGGGCTAATGGGGAAGAACAATATTTTATTGAAGGAGAAGTTCTTCACTTTAGCAAATATAGCCCCTCGCGCTTGTATGGTTTTTCTCCTGTTATTACATTATACAATCACATTATGACTCTTATTGCTATGGAAAACTATGTTAATTCTTCTTACACTAAGAGTCGTATGCCAAGAGGATTACTTGCTGTTCAAACAAGAAATATGGATTCAATGAGAGCCTTTTGGCGTTCTGTTAAAGAGAAGATGGAAAAAGACCCGCACTTTATTCCTGTTATGGGAATCGAAGCAGAAGGCGGTAAGGGTTCAGTTGAGTGGATTAAATTCATGGACAGCCTCAAGGAAATGGATTATGTCTCCGTCAAAGATGATTTAAGAGATAGGATTTCTGCTTTCTATGGAGTTAGTAAGGTATTCATGGCAGATAATACTACTAGTGGTGGATTAAACAACGAAGGTATGCAAATCCTCGTAACGAATAGAGCCGTTCAAATGGCACAAAATGTTTATAACAACTATGTATTTCCATTCTTAACAAAGCAATTTGGTATTACAGATTGGGACTTAAAACTACCTCCAAGTGAAGAAGAGGATGAAATCGCTGTTCTTCGGAAGCGTGAGATTGAAGTCAATATTGCGGCATCAATTAAGAATTTAGGATTTGAAATTGACATGGATGAAGACGGCCAATTTACTTATTCAAAGCCTGAACCTCAACCCGAAGAAGGGCAACCAAAAGAAGAGGGACAGGTTGAAAAAGACCCCTATGCTGGAACAAATATTGATGCTTCACAATTGGGACAATTACAGGAACAATCGTTAATGGGACAACAATCTAAGCCCCAAGAGAACCCACCCGCCACAAGGAATAAACCCTCAATGAGCGTAGGGCCGGACAAGCGAATGACGGGATTACCTGAAGATGCTGGAAATCAAAATGTAGATAGAAGAAGTGAAAGGAGAGTCGGTTAATATGACAGAAGATACGAAACAAAAAGAAATCCGCTTAAAGAAAGAATTAGCAAAGGTTAGAGCGCAGAATGCAGACGATATGAGGAAGACTACGAAGAACCGAGACTTCTCGGTTGGGGGTCTGCCTCCCGATACCACGCATAAGGCGACCCTTGCATCAAATGATGTTCCCGATGTTATTCTTCCTCCACAGCGAAGAAGAGGCAAGAAAGAAAATATTCCCTTCTGAGGCTGTCTTATGTGGCAAGCGATTATTGCGAAGCAAGAGGATAATTTATATTATCTTTTGAAGTTTTTTGCTGAATCGTTAGATGATAATATTTTAAAGAGAGAAACCTCTAATGCCGATTTATTATTGGCGGCTATGGGAAGAAAAAATAGAGAAGTGAGGGAAAAGGATATTCCTGAAGAATTTAAAAATATGCGAAAACAAATCTTAGAAGATAATAAAAAACTAATAAAAAAATTATCCGATGCTCAAAAATCAACGGGGGATTTATCTGATGAGGATAAAAAAATGTTGTCTGAAAAGAAAAAAGAAATAGATAAAATATCCTCACAAATTAGGTCTTTACAGGAAAAAAGAAAAGTTGTAGAAGGTGAAGAGGCAAAACAAATCTTAAATCAAATTAAAACTCTTAGAGAAAAATCTGCAAAAAAAAGTAAAGAATATAATAAAGTGCAGTCTAAAACAATTTCTGATTATAGTCAAAAAATTACAGAGGCTTCAAAAAAGATTGCAGATAAGTTGGAAGACAATAGAAATACATTGAAAGAAATTGACGAAAAAATCAAAGAAAATAAGAAAGTTGCATCTCAAGAAAAATTCGATAGTGCAATTTTAAATTATATCAAGAAGCCCACAAAGGCAAATTTGGAAAAATATCTTGATGTTATTCAAGATGCTAATGCTATTTTTAGATATGTTATTTCTTTTGATAAAGGAGAGACGTTTTCAATAGGTCGGAAAAAAATAGACCAACAAGATGCTGGTTATAGAGCAGTAAAATACTCAGAAGGACTTAAAGAAGCGTTTGACGCTCAGTTAAGAGGTTTGGGTTTAGGCACTTTAAAGCCCGAAGAAGTATTAAATCGTATTAAGTCGAGAAAAGAAGTCGAGACTGTCAATAAACCACTTAATCAAATAGAGTTAGTTTCTACTCTTTTTGACGATAAAGATATGAAAGAACTTAAGAGACTGATTGCTGATAGTAAAGAAATTTTAGATGCTGATGCTCAGGAAAGAAACTTAAAAACTAAGATTGAACTGCCCTATCCTAAAGGTAGTGAATTTAGTGAATATTTTAACGCTGTTTTAAACACTAAAGTGGATGCCAACCCAAGAAAAAAACGCTTGTCTCCAATTAGACTTATTCACGATGCTCATAGGGGAGCAGTTTATAGAATTTACGAATTATTAAAGAAAATATACACTAGTTCTAATTTTTCGGAAACTAAGAAAAAGGCGGCTAGAAAACTTATGTCTCGCCTTGAAACCTTAGTAGAGGAACGAAAAGAGTTTAAGGTAGATTTAAAAACAGGAACCTCTGGATTTAAGGATAAATTTGCAAAAGAGACTGATGAAGCGGAAAGAGCAAGAGGTAAAGAACAATTTGATTTAAAATCAAGAGATGCTGAATACTGGAATGGATTCGTAAAGTCTACTATTGAATTTTATTCACAAATGTTGGAGGATATTGATTTAACTAAGCAACAAGCAGATGCAGTAAAATTCAGAAAAGACACTAAAAGAAGAGATGCTGATAAATCCAATGAGGGTGAAATTAAAGATAAAATGAAAGATTTTGCAAATAAGGTTGCTCGTAATGAAGATTTTCGTGAGTCAGTTTCACTTATTTTAGAAAACTTCTATAGTGAATCTTCTGCAAAGGATTTTATTTCTGAAACTCTATTTGATAAAAATAAAGGCTCAATGTATATCCCTGAAATACATAGAGACAAAATTACCCCTGAAAACAAAGAAAAATTATTAGATGTTGGGATGGAATTGTTTCTTGAACTAAATCAAACTATTAATTTTTCAGAGGATTTTGGTAGAGTGGTGTATTACAATGATAGAATTAATGATATTCTCGAAGGAACTGGAACGAAAAAACTCTCAAGAAAAACAGTAAAAGAGAGAAGATTAAATAATTTACTGGAGAACCCTAAAGACCAAAAAAGTGCATCAAAGTATGTTCGTAAATATGTGTATGATGAATTGAAAAAATTGGTTGAGGAAGAAAAGAATAAGCCGGAAGAAGAGGGCAGCATATCTGGTGAAGGTGGAATGTCATCTAAATTGAAGCAGTTTGACAAATATTTAGAAACTCTCGACAAAAACATAGAAATTGCCGAGAAGGTAAAAAATCTACAGGAAAAACCATTTGAAGAAGGGAAGGAAGGTGAGACTGAAAAATTGATAGATAAATTGAAACAGTCTGTCATTAAGCGTCCCTCTACTGGTTTTATGTCTATTATTCGCAATATTCCTGAAAACACTGCAGAAGGAAAAAAACTCTTAAGAATCTATAATAACAAAAGAACACAAGATAATTTGAGACAATTAGGATTAGGAGGGCTATAAGCATGACATGGGATTTTTATGATGATGGGCGAGAAATTAAATTAGAGAAAGCAAAGAAGTCTGAGACTATTTTAAATTCCCTTGACCCCAAACAAAGAAAGGCTTTGAAAAAGACGCTGCAAGCAGCAGAACCAACAGAATTTTTTGGACAGGACTTTACCAAATTAGGTGAATTACTGAACATGCTTGAGACTTTAGAATTTACAAAGTCAGATAAAGCATTGACCAAAAAAGTCAAGAGCATGGATGAACGCAACCTTGATATTGTCGCCACTGCTACCAAACTTCGTAAGGAGTATGAATTGCTCTATCGCCAAATTAGGGATTTAGTTTATCCAAAGCCAAAAAGAAAGAAGGATGATTGATATGACAGATACGGACATTAATAAAGACTTGTTGGAGATTATTAAGGCTCTAACAGATAAAATTGAAAGATTAGAAAAAGCAGTATATAATGACGATAACCTATTAATGAAGTCCGGGTTCATCGTAGCGAATACTCCAACACCACACATCAGCAATTCTGCTCCAATGTCGCCAGCAGGTGATATTGCCAAAATGGAATGGGAAGACATTCACGAATTAGTGAAAAATGCAGGAGGACAATAATATGCCAGAAAAGATGACGAAGGAAGAAGCGATTATTGCTATGGCAATTAAGAAGGCAAGACACGCAAAGAGTATGCTTCACGAATCTACTCAAATTATGCCTTACGACCACGAAGTAGAAGTGGTTAAGATTAAGCGACCTAAAGCACAAAATGTAAAAATTAAGAACCAGACCCAGAAGAAAGAAGGATATGGTTTGGCTGGTGAGACTTTAAAAAAAGAAGATAGAATGGTTTCTGTTCCAAGAGACCTTTTGAGGAAAATTGAGATGGAAATCCAACTTACAATTAATTTGGCAGAGAAAAGAAAAACCTTGCCAGATGTCGAACCTCTCAAAGAAATTGTTAGCGAAGTTAAAAAATTAGTAGATTCTTCATTTGGTTTGTGATTGAATGGCTTATCTCATTGAGAAGGATAGCCCTTCGGAAGAAATCTTACGACTCTTTGAAAAAACAAGAGTCGCATATCTTTCTGCAAGAACAGACCCCAAAGAATACGGCGGTCGTTGGCGTAAATCAATTGAAGAGATTCAAAGCCTCTACGATAATTCAAGTGAGTTAGGCGAAGAATTAAAAGATTACATTCAAGAAGAAGATTTGGAAAACAACGAATCCTCCGACCCTACTTCTAATTTTGCTGAAAAGGTATATGAAGGTATCAAAGCCTTACGCATGTCTTCTGAGTTCGTTTCTGACCCTTTTGCTAAAAAGTTCAAAGGGGACGTTCTTGAAGCATTATTAGAATCTCCAGAGTTAATGGTCAAATTTGTTCACTATGCTATGAGAGAAGACGATAAAGCCCTATCTCCAGACATTTATAGCATTAAAGACATGGAGCCTGACGAAATCACAGACGGCCTTAAGGGGCTTGACCTACAATCGGACGACATCGCCCTCTATATTATCGAGCAGTACGGGGATGGAAAAGACTCAAAGAAGGTAGAAAAGAAAGTTAAGGCGGCTCTTGACTTTTTAGAATTACTATTTTTCTCTAAACATCAAAAAGAAGATTGGGAAGACTTAAAAGATATTAAGGACATGGACTTAACAAAGTCCGAAGAAGAAAAATCGCAATCGGATTTCATTTTACCTAACAAACCAATGTATCGCATTTTTGATATTGGTGATATGGATGAATTAAAAGGCTTTAGTGGAGAGTATGTTGTTCAAGAAAAATATGACGGCATGAGAATACAAATCCATAAGATTGATAATAAGGTGACTGTTTATTCATATAATGAGAAGGACATTACTTCCAAGTGTAAAGATATTGTTAAAGAGATGGAGAAGAAACACTTTGGGGATTGTATTCTTGATGGTGAATTGATTCTCTTTGATGATAAAGAAGCCCTCCATCGTGCTGATACAATCGCTCATGTTTTTAAAGACAAGTATAAGGATGCGACTTTAAAGGCACACATGTTCGATATTATGCGTCATAATGATAAAAAAATAGTTGACGATACATTACAACAAAGATTAAACATTATGTTCAACAATTATTCTATTCATTCAAGTGATGTTCTTAATTTTCCGTCAAAGAAAGATACGAGGATGGCTGATAGCATAAAAGATATTGAAGAATATGCAAAGGCTATTATGGAAATGCCGACAGCAGAAGGTGTTGTCATTAAAGACGCTACATCAACTTATTTTGAGGGAACAAAGAAGAATCCTAAATGGATAAAGTGGAAGAAGTTTGTTGATTTAGACTTGATTGTTCTTGACAAAAAGAAAACTAAAAGCAACCTATACTCATATACTTTAGGGGCCGGTCCATTAGAGGAAGAGGCCGAAGGCCAAGAACTAAACGGTAAAAAGTATATGGATGTAGGTAAAGCACTAAACACTAAGATTTCTGTTAGCGTTGGTGATATTGTTCGTGTAAAGGTAGATGAAGTCAAAGAATCTAATGGTAAATATACTGTATTCTCGGCAAAAGTTATTGAAGTTCCAGAAGTAGATACTCCTGAAAAATTAGTGACTTTAGAAATGCTTTCAAAAGATAATAAGAAATCTTTAAAATACTCTGTTGAAGCATTAACGAAAGGAATAAAAATTACCGACCATATTCACGGTGAGGCTTCTGTTATCATCAAAGGAGACTTTGACGGGTTCACAGTCTATGGGTTCGAGGAAGATAATTTAATGTCTAAGAATGCTTTAATTGATTTAGATATGTGGAAGGCTCAGGCAGAAGAAATAATGAAGACAAAGCAAAGTAAAATTATTGTTGCTATTTTTAATTATCTTAAGAAAGCAGGAGATAAGACTCCGCAAGAACTTCATAAGTTTTTAGCAGGCAATAAATTCACTAAAGATTTGTATGAAGATTTATTAGAGTCTAAATCAGCAAGGCTTAAAGATTGGTTAGAAGATAGAGGAAAAGACCACGGTGTTTTGTTTAGAAATAATAAGTTTGTTCATGACTCAAATAAAATCATGGCAGAAATAAAGAAATATGAAACTCCCGAAGAGTATAGAGAGGGCCAATTTAAGATTTATCTAAGAAAGGATGGGAATTTAAATATGATTATTAAACTAAAAGATGAAACTCTTAATTGGTTCATTGACTTAGATAAAGACGAAGATATTTTTGACCTCTTTGGTAAAGCAGGGAAATATCCCGCTATTGTTGGCAAAGACTTAGACAAAGAAAAAACCATTGATGAAGGAGAAGTCAAGTTAGGCGTTCAAAGAACAGGCTACCACGAATACTTCTTAGAAGGAAATAAATTTGAAACAAAGATTCACTTTAGAGTAATCCCTGCCGAAGAAGGTAAAATGTGGATTGCTTTCACCGGATATAAACAAAGTCCGGCAGATAAGGATAAGGATAAAGGATTGTGGAACATTTATGATGATGGGTACAATGAGTTGCCCCTTCCCAAGAAATAATACGAGTCCATTATATACTTGAAAAGATAACGGAGGTTTGAAACACATGAACGGAGGTGTCTTAGCGGTAAGGAATGACGATTTCAGCATTCTCAAAAGCGCAGACGACCTGATGATTGGAGGATATGCGAGCATTGAAATCGTGGATAAACAAAATGATTTAATCACATTAGATGCTTTAAACGACGCAGTTAAAAAATTCATGGAAGAACCAAGGTTCAGAAACGTAATGACAAACCATTCAAATGTTCAAGTGGGAGAAGTAGTAGATTCATACCGAGATAAGACCGGAAGATTATGGAAATCGGAAGTAGATGATGTCGGATTTTATGTTGTTATTAAATTAAGAGATGACATAGAAAAAGCAAAAGAAGTAGGAAGAGGCATTCGCAAAGGTTCGTTAAGAAGTTTTAGCATAGGTGGACAAGCATTACGAAAAGTAAAGAAAAGCCACGAAAGGATGGGAGAATACAACGAAATTAGCAAATTAGAGTTGCATGAAATTACCATCTGTGAAAAAGGAATTAACCCCGAAGCGAGATTTGACATATTAAAGCAAGAAAAAACAGGTGATATTATGACCCAAGAAAAACTAGAAAAAGCATTAGGCGAATTAGACGAACTTTTGAAGGAAGTCAATTCGTTGAGAAAGGAAGAAGAAAAGAAGGACACGGAAATGGAGAACATGGAAAACGGCGAATACATGGAAAACGGCGAATACATGAACACCGAAATGGCTGACATGGAAAGAGCAGATATGGATAAGGAAGCCCTTGAAATGGCTGACACGGAAATGGAGAACGGTTCTTACGACAAAGATATGGAAGGAAGGAAAGCCATTCTTCCCACCCTTGACGGCTCAGGAAATGATATTGGCGAACCTGCCGATAGAATCATTATTGAAGGTGGCCGACCAAAGCCTTCCGATTTACCCGTTGTTAAGGCCTTTAACAACAATGAATTGGCAACGCTTGATTTGAGCGTTGGCAATATTGAGAAGGCTTACGAGGCTTTCCGCCAAGAACAATTGGAGGCTTTAGCCTACGACAACCTCAAAAAGTCCTTTGAAAACAGATTTGAAAAGGAAGTTAAGAGTCGAGAGAATGTGATTGCCAAGCAAAATTATGATGCCGCTTCGGAAATCGCTTCTCTTAAGAACGAATTTAGCGAATTGCGAAAGTCTTTGACTACGCAAAAGGATGAAATTCGTAAGGCACAAGAAGAAAGTGTCGCTAATGTTCCCACTGTTGATGAAATCGCTTCTATGGATTGGAGCGATATTCACAAAATGGTTAGAGGAAATTTTTGAGGTGATTAAACATGACTGGATATATTAATACAATTGCAGACTTAGAAGCACAGACTTATGGAATTAACAACTTACCCGCCGGTAATGCTCTTTTAAAGCAAGCCGGTGCTGTTGGCGGTATTTTTACCGGACACGACGGTTCTCCTTCCTTTTCGGGAAGCGGAATTTCCGATGTTTCCGCCCTTTACAACATCGTTTATGGGCAGAAGGTTTGGTCTATGCTCAACCGTGAAGTGAACGCACTTTCAATGATTTCAAAGCGACCATATACCTCAAGCGGTTGGCGAGTTTTGAAGTCCCGCCCTGCTGGTGGTTCAGGAAATTTGTTTTCTGTTGCTACCTCGGGTTCAGAGACTTTAGACATTTTGGGTGCAGATTCCCCAAGAGCCGATTTAATCGGTGGTGTTCCCGAAAATGCCGCCCTTTCTACGGCTCAAGATGGATTAGGCCCAATTGCTCCAACCTATGCTCAATTAAACATGAGTCCAAAGGTTGTTGCACACCAATTCGATTTCAGCGAATTGGCTATGGAAATGGCTCAAATTGACGATGGAATTGGCGATATTAGAGCGCAAATGCGTGAAGATATGGGTAAGCACCATGCTGAGGTTCAAAACAAAATGCTGGTTATGCCGCTTGAAAACTATCAAACGGCTGCTTTGACCAACATCGGAAACAACTATACCTCTTTGATGAAGGTTATTTCAAACCGTGCTGAAATTTTAGCCAGCGATACTGTTTTAGGCGATACTGGGGCTTCTGCTTCTACTGTTGATGCTAAAATTTACGGTAATGAGCGATTTACTGCCGCTTCTTTCCTTGATGCAGAAGTGGACTTTGGTTCCGGCTATGCTTCGGGAGATGTTCGTTCTTTGACGCTTACTCGTCTAAATGACATGATTCGCAACCTTCGTCTTGCTGGTGGTTCCCCCAAGGTCATTCTTACAGGATATGATACCATTCAAGCCCTTGCTGACCTTTTGCAGAGCCAAGAGCGATTTATGGACCGAAAAGAAATTGTTCCAACCGTGAACGGTGTTCGTGGAACAAAGGGTCAAGAAGTCGGTTTCCGTGTGGCAACCTATTACGATATTCCTTTGATTCCTGTTAAGGATATGCCACAAACGGGTGGCGCATCCACGAAGTTATCGGACCTATTATTCCTTGATACTGACCACCTTTGGCTGTCTGTTATGAAACCAACCCAATATTTCGAGGATGGTATCGCAAACGGAAATCCATTTGGTGTCGGGACTCTCGGAAACAGAGCCTTATACCGAACAATTGGTGAAGTTGGCTGTTCTTTCTTCAGAGGACAGGGTAAAATCACCAACATTCAATGAGGACAAAAAAGAAGGAGATGATTAAATATGGCATTTGCAACAGTAATCCATTTGGATATGAAATTAGAAGGAAACAGAAGATTGGTGTGTGGACAAACCACAACCGATGCGACAGACGGAAACATTGAAACTGGACTTTCTCTCGTTGAAAGTCTTGTTTTTACACATAAGGGAAGCGCAGAAGAAGCCACCGCCGCAGTAGTTAATGCGGATTTGCCTCTAGCAAGCGGAAATGTGGCTATTCACTGTGTCAGTGGCGATGTTGTTTATTTCCAAGCAATTGGACAGTGAGGTGTTTTAATTGGCACACACGACGACTCGCCTAGCAGACCATAAGGGTTTTACTCGCCCAAGGGTTCAAGGCGATGAATACACAATTGATGCAGATATTAACATTACTTCCTACACTACGGGCGGAGAAGTTATTCCTGCTTCGGAATTGGGTTTAAGCAGAATTACATCTGCTCACATTGTTAGAATCGGCGGGGGATTGATTAGACACAGCATTAATCTTGTTGGTGGCGCAGATACAAAAAACAACCTTTATTTGGAAGTTAATCTGGAAGACAACACTACTGGGGTTGAGGCTCAATTAGCAGGCTCCGATACGTCATTGGATGGAAATCCAATTACGATTAGAGTGAACGGTCTTATTTGAGGCGATAAAATGGTTTCGGTAAAATTGACAGAAAAAAGTCAATTGGGTAGCCGATTCTTAATTGAGGGATTAGAAGGGTGGACCGAGATTACTCGGAATGACACCACTTCTGTCCCTCTCCGAAGGGCTATTATTGGCCTTTCTGATTCAAACCTTATGTTTTTGTTTGATGAAGAAGATAGAGAAGAATTGATGGCTTTACCCGAAAAACTCCTCAAGGTTGCGGCCAAGGAGTTAAAGAAGGAAAGCCTTACTGCTCAAGAATTGTGTGATTTGCTTCTCCCTAAGCCAAAGGCTTTACCAAAGAAGAAAACCACCAAAAAGTCTGCTTTGAAGGCAGAATGACATCGCACCTCTTAAATAGGGGTTGATGTTATCAACGGATAGGTGAAAATATGGCGGGTCAGACTTGCAGGTCAAGCGGTGTTTTAGCGGCAGATAAAATCGTTTCAAGCGAACAGTGTTTATTGGTTTCAATTCATGCTTGTGAAACAGGCTCAAGCACGGCTGAAATTAGGGTATTTGATGGAACAAGTGCCGCAGGAACAGAAATCGCCAGAATTGTTTTGACGGCAAATCAAACAGTTGAATTTGATATGCACGGTGTTTTAGCAAGAAATGGATTGTTCTTTAAGAAACAATCTGGAAGCGTGGCATGTTCAGTTGAATTCGCTTGAGGTGATATTATGCCAGCATTAAATACAGAAACTCGTCTAGTTATGACGATTCTCTTTGTCGGGACCGTTAGCGGAGCAAATGTTTTCTTTTACGCAAATTATGGGACAGGTTTCCCACATGGCACTTTAGCCCATGCGATTCTCTTTGGGTTGATTACAGTTGGTGCTATTATGGTTTTAAAAGCACTTTTTGATATTGCCCTCAATGATAGAATTGAAATGTATTTGCTTGACCAAAGAATTAAGGCATACTGGGAAAGAAAATCAAAGGAAGAGGCACAGAAAAGTAAAATACGTGAAACGTATAAAACTTCTGTCGTTGCCCAACAACCTACTTACGAAACGGCTGAAAATTCTATTGGAAACGAATTTTTAGCGGCTTTGCAGTAGGTGATTAAATGATTGGCGACTTTCTGGGATTCTCTGAATCCGACTACGCCTATAATCAAACTAGGGCGCATTCTGCCGATATTTTCTTTCTTAAAGCAAAGGCTTGGTTCTACGGTATTACTTGTACCGTTGCTGGTTTTTTGTTTGGAAATATCATGGGTGTTTTTGATTTAAATATCATGGGTTTTCTGTTTGACAATTTGTTGAACGGGTGGGGGCATTAATGTCGTTAATGACAGGCTTTGCCATTTTAGTTGGCGAAGCAATCATAGGTTTTTACAAAAAAGTTCACGCAATTAACTTTGGAGTGTATGGGGCAACAATGGTCGGCAAAACAACACTTAGCCATCAATTAAGAACAAGGGGAGAAGTGCCTACAATACAAGAAAGAACCATTGGAAAGCATAGAGCCTCAAGAAAAACAATCAAAATGGATGGAGATTCCCATACAGTAAGGAGTGCGGATATTGGAGGAGAAGCAATTTACTGGAAAGAATGGGAAAAAGATATGAAAGAGCGTCGAGTAAAATACGTTGTTTTTATGATTGACCACCGACATTTAGATAGTAATTCAAATTTAGACCATCAGTTAGCATGGAAGTTTTTAGTAGATACAATTATTTCAAACACATGGTCAAACGGCAAAAAGAAAAGAGACTCAGATTTTCCTATCGCAGTTGGTATTTGGGCAAATAAATATGACATTTGGGGAGAAAAACATAAGTCCGAAAAAGAAATAGACAAACATGAAATTTTTGAACCCTTTACATATGGCATGAGAAAATTAAATGATAAAGGAATACCGTGCTTCAAATATATTGTATCAGCAAAATCACAACCCGAAATGGTTTATAGAGGAATTATCACAATGATAAAGGACTATTGATTACTATGTATCAGCAACCGAATTTAATTAGCAACCAAACAGCGTTGGCATTTTTGCCAAAATTGCAACAATTTAGAGCCTCGGGGCAGATTGAAGAATATAAATATGATTCAATTAAGCCTAAGAAAAAACTAAAAGAAATCACAAAGGTTCTCATGCCTGAAAAGAAAAATATTCTATTTGTAAAATACGGCTACAAATTTAATCTAAAAGATAGGTGTGTTGTTTGTGGTATGCATCATGTTTGGGAGCCGGGCGATTTTCTTCGTCCTCCGATTCCTTTAGACCGAGTAGAAAAGGGAAGGCCGTTAAGAGGGACGTACTGCCCTAAACACGCTTCTGTTCACAAGCAAATGGAAATGCTACAACAGCAGATTCTTGCAGAACAACACGGATTAGATTTCAAGGCATTTATTCCAAGACCTAAAATGCCTCAAATGGTAAAAAAGGGGCCATTAACTTCCCTCTCGCAAACGGATATTGCTTCGCTCTCATCAGTCGGTTATCTTATAACCTCGCCCGACATGAGAGAAACGGAAACGCCAATTGATGAAGTCAAGCGTCTAACAAATGAGATTCAAAACGCTAATATGCGTATTCAGGAACTATTAAACAAAAAGACAGGTGAAAAGTAATGCCACTCGGAACAAGCAACAAAACAGTATTAAATGCTGTTCAAGCACAGAATGACCAACAATTTAAGAATGTGAATAACCTTCTTTCTTTACAGGATAACCACGTAGAAGAATTTTTCCAATATCACGGAGAAAAGTTTTTGCAGGCGTTTGAGAAAATGATGGAGGATGTCGTTCAAAGAGTAGTTTCGCAGATGCTATCAAGTTTAGCCTTTACTACAGATTCTACCACAGGAGGCCTAAAAATTCATCCTGATGCTATGAGAGAATTTGAGAAAATAACGCAAGAAAACATTGAACTCGATATTCAACAAATTCTAGCAGTGGCCCTAAATACAGAGGTTATAAACCAGCGAAAACTTGCGAAACAACAATACCTTGAATCTCAAGGTTTTGGTGGCGCAGGCGGTCCTTCGGCTGGCATGGCTATCGCTGGAATCACCGGACAAACGCAACAATACCAGCAGATGCAGGGGGCCATGAATAACGGCTCCGGCTATCCTATCCCTCCTTCGGGAACAGACGGCTATGGGCGTCCATATTGGATTGACCCAAATAATGGTCAAATGTCGTATGAACCTCCTTCAAGTGGCCTACATCTTGGCTCTGCAATCCAAAAGGGTGCGGCTTGGGCAAAATGGTTAATGTGAGGAATATAGGTGAAAGTCTTCTATTATCGCATTAAATCAGCAGGTGGGGGAGAACCCCCGTCTGTCGAATTTGATGAGCGATATGCCACGCAAGAACTATACAAGTTTATTTTCGAAGACTTGGTTCAAAAAGATAATAATAAAGACTATGAAGAAATCCCAGAATATTTAACAGAAACATTTATTAAAAATAATAAGCCTAAGGCATTCAAAGATTTGATTAGGACATCAGTTAACAAAATCAAAGACACAAAATTAGAGAATCTGGATATTGATAATTTGAATCCCAAAGGAAAAGAAATTGTCGAAACTTTACAATCAATGTTTCCTAATATCGCTCTAAAGGAATTAAGGGGGTCAATTAGACAAAGGATTTTAGAAGAGCCAGAAGACTTAGAACAGTCAGTTTCATATTCTAACAAAGGTTTAAATCAACAAGAGTTTTCCGCCTACAAGAATAAACTAGAAGATTATGTTGATATTAAAAGTGGAGAGACTGTGGGTGAGGGAGGCCGTCTTAAACAAAGAACGGGATTGGATAAAAATACATATTCTATTTCGTTAGATGAGACAGAATTGAATTTTGAAGGCTTAGATATAGAAGGAGATGAAATTGATTTTGATACTAGTCAAGCATTTGATTCTATTAGAGAAAGAGAAGTAGATACCAAACTTTTAAAATTATTTGCTTTAGGTTTTAACAATATTAAATTAAACAGAATTGTTAAAGTCCAAGATAGAGCAACAAAATCTATCACCACCTCACCAGAAACTTTAAATTACCTTGAAAATAAGGCTTCTTATAGCGGAAAAGAAATAACTCAATTTACTAAAAATCAATTGAGAAAAAGTGAAAAAGTTGCAGAATCTCTTTCTAAATTAATTTTGGCTGAAAAGGATTTAGCCGTCGCTACATCTATTAAAACATTGGGTTCCGCAATTGCGTCTTATACTGACGTCTATGCAAATATTATTCAAAACATGAGAGGTAAAAATATTAGCATTGATAAACAGGTTGGAGAAGCGGCCGGAAAATTGTTTAGCGGTGATAAAAAAGAATTTAATCAATTTGTATCGCAATTGAAAAATACAGGTTTCGATGCCATGAAGTTGATTGAAGCAGAAGAGGGCAACGAAAAATCAACACTTGAACTAAAACAAGAATTTTTAGGTAAAATTTCTGAAAAGGTTGATAGCCTCGTTGAATCCTACTCTTTCTTAGGGGATGCAGGAAGAAAAGAAAACAGACTTAAGAATATTTCTAGCGATTTAAAAAGCATCTCTACAGAATTAAGCAGAGTTTTTAACAAGTCTGAAAAAGAGAAAGACGAAGCAAATAGTGCAGTTATTGCGCTTGGTAGAGAAATAGCCAGAGATTTAGATAAAATCGTTTTAAGTAGCGATTTGACAGCGTTAGATTTAGCAGTTCCCGAAAAATACAAAAGAAATGTTAGAGTAAAATTGAAGGGGCTAAATGTAAGAATGGATATAGTCAGACCAATAAATGATAAGTTTTCTATCGGTGATATTCTTTCTAATCCTATTCTAAGACTGCAAGAAGCGTTAGATGAATCAATTGATGAGTCTATTCAAACATTACAAGCCGATGAAAAAATGGATAAAAATAAAAAAGCAAAGCAAATTAAAGAATTAGAAAAAATAAAAGAAAAAGGCCCTGAATGGCGTAGCATATTTGCTAAAGCAGGAATCACAGACAAAGAAGGGCATTTTACAGAACAATTTATTGATGATGTCCAAAAGTCATTGATGATTGATATTGACGATATGGTAGATGATTTAGAAGAAATGCTGAACAAATCATACGCATTCAAAGAATTTGCTAAAAGCGAAGAAAGAGTCAAAGCCATTATAGCAGGCTTACAGTTTGACGCAAGCAAGAAGTCTTTTTCATATAAAGATTTTAAGAAAATTGTTGATGAGATGTATTCTACATATAAGGAAACATATGAGTCTCTTAGAAAAACTCACAAAAAGATAGAAAAAGAATTCAAATCTGGTTTAGATTTTGGAAAGGGAAATGTAAAACAAATTAAAGGCTTTGAAGAATATAAAGAAATCACAGGAGATAAGAACGCTAAAAAATTCTTTGATGCTGCTAAAGCAAACGACAAGAAAAAAATCATTTCTCTTCTAAGCGGAAGCAAATCTCCATTTAAAAATTCATTAAAGGTTCTAAAAAATCTATCAAAGTATATGATTAAGGTCAAGTTGGGCAAAGATAGGGAAGGAAATCCTAAATATTCATTTATAGAATATAAACAACTTTCTTTGGTTGAAGCAGAAACCAGACTTCTTCCAAGAGGGTCAACAACGATGTACGGATTTAGACCTGAGAGACAACCTAAAATTGGCGTATCTAAATTCAAAAGAGTTCAAAAGGGAGAGTTTGCTATTTTTATGGACTCTATCCGAGCAGGAATTAAAGAAATAGAAGATGAGTTAAGGGAGATGGTTTGATGGGCATTACAAATTCACCAAGCGACTATACTGCAATTAATGTAGACTATGCCACAGGTTCTGGATTTTATACTGATAAGTCTGCTGTCGCAAATATGCTACAAGTTCCTGCTTTTACTTCTTCTACATTTCCGAGCGAATCTCAAGTAGGAGAAATTATTAAAAGAGTAGAGGGAATGATTGACGAAAAGGTAAAGCGTTCCTATCGTCCTCTTTTACACAAAGATGAACATTATAATTTTGAATTTGTAAATCACCCAATGCAAACGTATTACGGTGGATATGTTGGGTTTATCAAATTGACTACTCTTAAGTTAAGAAAAGTCGTCTCCTTGAGAGTTTGGCAAGGAAACAGATACATAGAATTGGCTTCGGCTCAAGCAAAAATCGGACTTCTTGAAAATTATAGAGACATACATTCTATTGTTTTGCAATTGCCAAATAGCGGAACTGAATTTGAAATGCTATCAGAATCCGCAATTGGTGGTTCTTTAAGTAGCAGCGAATTTAATAATGCTTATGGTATCAAGACAACGAATGATGAAATTGTTGCTTTAATCAACGAACAATTTCCATCCAAGACCTCTACCTTTACGAAGGCTACTGCGGCAAAAAGCCTCATTTCTGATACTCTTTCCATTTCTGACCTTTTCTTTGCCCAAAAGGACTCGGAAGACAGCACCACTTTGCTCATTTCATCCCTGTTGGCGGGAGAGGATGGGTCGGAATGCAAGGTCAAAATTAAGACTAAACAGTCATGTTCAGCCTCTTCCTCTTCTACTGCTCTTACTGTTGCAGATTCAAGTAAATTAGTTGTTGGCATGGCTGTATCGGGAACCAATATTCCCACCGCCGCAACCATTTCAAGCATAGATTCTTCAACTTTAATTACCTTAAGTTTGACGACAACTGGCACTGTTAGCGGCGATGTTATATTTATTGCTACCAACACTTCTGTTCCCACTTTAGCAACAATTACTAAATTTACGGATAAGCAAGACCTGAAAAGACTTGGTTCTTTTTGGACTATTAAGGACGAAGGAAGAATATTTTTCTTACGGGACTATCCTTACCATACACAAAATTCTATTATTATTTCCTATATTGCTGGAGATTCAAGAGTTCCTGCACCTATTCATGAAGCCGCTACAAAATTAGTTGCGGCTGAAATTTTAAGACATGACGACCAAACAATTCTTATCGCAGAAACAGGCGGAAATATTTCAGTCAAAGAAAAATATGATATTCTTAGAAAAGAAGGAATGGATATTCTTACAGGAAAGGGAGACATTGTTTTCCTGATAGAAAATTAAGGAGTGACATTTATGAACGAATGGATGGATATTATTGCTAAACGAGAATTAAACGAAGATGATATTATCAAAATTAAATTTCTCAGCCGAGAAAGCAAGGCCGCAAAAAAGGAAAGAGAAAGAAGAACGGAACAGATGAAGGAGACTCAAGCGGCCCAAAAACAAAGAAAAGTAGCAGAGGTTCCAAGTATGGTTAATCTAAATGAAGAGGGCAAACGACAATTAAATTTGCCAAAAGTTCCAAATTCGGCCCCTAATTTACCCTCTAATTTTAATATCCCCAATCAACCTAATGAAAGAATTCTTGCAGATGTTGGTAAAGAAAGCGAGGAAATAGGAAGACTTAGAATGGAAGAAAGGCGGAAAAAGCAACAACAAACCAAAGAAGCAAAACAAGCACAAGAATCGCAACTCCAACAGAATATTGCCGAAGGAGCAAAAATGGCGACTCAAATGAAACAAAATACTGCTCGAAAGAAAAAACAGGATGCAATTCGCCAATTGAATGCAAAAATACAGCAAGAGCAACAAATGGTTCCACAAGGAAACCCGTCTGAAATTCAACAACAAAGACAGGACAAGCAAAAAAATATTCAGGCTTTACAGAATAAATTGAAAGAGATTCGAGCAATTCAGGTTTGATACTATGTTAAATATTACCCTTTTCATCGAAACCCAAAAAGAAAGGGCAAAGGCTATGAAAGAACTATCGGAAATCTTAGGAATGGACTTTACGTTTAGCGAAGATGAAATAATGAAAAATGCTTTAGAAGAATACGGCAAAGCAATCAAAAAAGAAATTGATAAGGCGGTGTCTAATCTTGGATGAAGTTAGCCTTATTCTTGATATTATTCAAACTAACTGGAATGCTTCCAGAACAGCATTGAATTCTGCTGGCAAATTGGGAAGCACACCAGATTTGCCTAATCTTGTTGATGTTCGCACTTTACAGAAAAATCGTGGCGTAAGATACGATTTATCCGCAGGTGATGTTATTGTGGTTTTTGAGGACTCGCAAAATATTGAATACCCAACAATCCACTATGACCTTAGAAACGAAACATATACTTTTACTTTGCATCTAAGGACAATTCACGACGAAAGAGCCGTTGGGGTAGGTTCAACAGACCCCGATTTTGGCCGAGACAGGCTAAGGGATTTATACCTGATAACGGTTCACGCACTTGAGACAAGCCGACGAGGTTATACTGCTTCCGATGGAACAAGATTTAATCAACTATTTGTAGGTTCAAGAACCGAAAGTAACGATAGAAGCAAAAGACTGTTTGGCTACAAAATTACATTAGAAGCGAAAAGATTTGCAATTAGTATTCCCTAGTAAGTTAGTTAGGAAAGGGGGAGTTTGGCATGACAAATACAGACATATTTTTAGGAAGCGGCGCAAGTATTACATTTATCCCAGAGAATGATTTATTCATTGGGGTCGGATTAAAAGATGGTGGTTCAGCATTAGACGGTTCAGCACAATCCGTTATTCAGGTAAATTCTACCTTTGATGCAGATTTTGAATTAATTACAAATCTTTACAAAGGTTGTATTCTTGAAAGGTATCTTACCGGAGATACTTTGGCTTCTACTCACAGAATCACTGCAAATGACGCTAATTCTTTTACTATTACTCCTTCTGCTTCTGCGGCTTCAACAGATTATTTCATTGTAAAATCATACGGCGCACCCGTCCCCGCACCTGTTGATACTGCAAAAAGACTTCTTTCCGACCAATGGTTAGGAATCCTTGAAAGTGCCACCTTTCCAACCAGCGAAGTAGAAATGAAACAATTGAATACTTCTCTCGGCGGTTCAAGAAACTTTACTTATCAATACAAAGGAATTACTACCTTTACTGGCGGAAATCTCGGATTTATTTCCAATCAAGGAACATGGCTTTATTATTTCTTAGGTAAATGCACATCTTTAATTTGTAGCACAGATGCTTTATCTACTGCATTATCTACTGATGCACATAGACAGACTATGCCAGATTCAGGAGATAATAACGCATTTTTGATTCGTTCTATGAATGAATCAACCGCAGAAGTAGCGGCGGGGGATGATGCTAACATTGGAGGAATTGTTGAAACTGGCCCAATTTTTAGAAGAACAATTGGCAATAAAATTTGTCCACCTATTACTCCCTTTGAGGCTAGTGATGCTCAATTAGATTTCTATCATAAATTAGACCGTCCAACGGGAAGCACTACTTTAACGAAGCCAATCACATATACTTTTGGCGAACAAGATGGTGATTTACTTCCTTCTTTTGCGCTAGAACAGAATCTTTCTAAATTAACTGGAACAGCAACACAATATAGAACTGATAGTGATGCGGCGGCAGAAGATTTAAACTTCGTTAAAATCGCAAGAGGTTGCCGAGTCAATACTTTAACAATGACCGCAAACGAAAACGAAGAGGTAAAAATGACTCTTGACTTAAGCACAAGAAATATCCACACACTTGCTCAAGATGAAGTTTATGATGCAAGAAGAGGGGTAGATGATGAAACTACTTTCATCAATTATGAAACTGCCACAAATGCAGCAGAAACGAGAGAACCGTTCTTTTTCTCAGATGG